CTGTCGCTGCGGCGGGGCCGGTCTTGATAACCTGCTGCCCGTCTGCTCTGGTGGAGATGGTCACGGCGGTAGGCGTGCTGATCTCCGCGCCCGCCGCTTCGCTGATGCTTTGCGCCATGCGGAACAGGTAATCACGCAGCTTGGCAAGGTCGTCTTTCGTGTTGCCGGTCAGGATCGGCGGTTTTTCTGCGAACGGCACTATACATCACTCCCTTTTGTGAGGATGCGGGCAATGGAGTAGATGCGCACATCTCCGCGCCCTTCAAAGCGCAGCCGCATGTGGTCGCAGCGGTGTGGCCGGACGGGGACGGTGACGGTTCCCGTCTCCTGCACGCGCACTTCACCGGCGTATGACCAAAAGCCGCTGCTGTCGTAGTCAATGTAAATCTGCATGGATGCGTCCTTGTCCATGTTCAGGCGGATGTTGTACCTGGACAGATAGCGCACGTTCCTCGTGCCGACGCCGCTGACGCGCTGCTCATAGTGGATGATTCCGCTCTCGGCAATCCACTCCGGCGGCTTTTCAAGTGTTCCCTCCGTCCCGTTGATGGCGATGATCCTGTTGGCGCTCTGCACAAACAGCTCATCGCCCCAGGCGGTGAAGCACTCGGCGTGGAGAAAGTCCTCGTGCATCCACAAGCCGTTTTTGACGTCGAAGCAGAAAAAGTGCCAGACGTTGGAGGCGTCAACCATGCTGATGTAATAGCGCTGCCCGAACACGCCCGCCACGGCGTTGTAATACCGTTCTTCGCCCAGGGCCGCGCTCACATCCACGGGCATACCTCCCTGATACGCAACGACGCCGGAGCGTGCCTTGTAATACAGGGTCTCGTTGACAATGGCCAGAGACTTGTGTGAACCCTGCTGCACGCCTCGCGCGGGAATATCGCCGATCTGATGTGCCCCGATGCTGGAGACGCTGACAGGGTGGATCACATTCTCCTTGAAGAACGTGGGAACGCCCAGGTAATTCACACAGCCCGTCCACGGACCGTCTGAGCCGCGGGAAGCCCGCCAGCTGTCCGTTGACAAGCCGAGGTACTGCTCCCAATTCTTGAAGTCGCCGAGTGCGCAGCAATAGATTTCGTTGATATTGCCCTTGCCTGGAATGTTGCCGTAGAAGCATCCCCACAAGCGGTTTTGGCACTCGCATACGAAATCCATGGCAGGTATGGATCTCTCCACACTTACGTTCGCGCCCTGCTGGATGAACTGCTCGCCGCAGATCCCTATCAGCACGAGATAGTCATTATCTCCGGCGTCCCCGCTTTCCCCGGTAGTCGCGCGCCCGCCGACGGCGTAGATGATCTTGCTGCCGTTCAGGTCCTCGTAGTAAAGGCCCTCGACGTTCACGCCGTCGTATTCCTTGAACGCGGTGGGAATCTGCCCCTGCGTGGTGAAGTCCACGCGTGTGTACACGGTCTCCAGAACGGTCCAGCTCTCCGTGTATTCGCTCCACTCCTTGACGGTCTCGCCGTCGGAAATATCAATCCAGATTGCGCCGTTGTCGGGGTCCTGCGGCTCTGTGGAGCTGCGCGTCACGTCGGTGTAGTAGGTGCCGTCCTGGTGGCACATCGTATAGGTTACGGCTCCGGAGTAGGACCAGCTCGCGCCCATGCTGCCGAAGTCGGTCAGATCCTGCGTGTTGATGTACTTGGCGTCCGGGAACACGCAGATATAAGCGCCCATGCTCACAAGCTGCCGCTCCCGCTGCGTGGAGCCTGCCGGGTCTTTCAGTCCGGTCAGGCCGGTGGCAAGGCCGTTTGCGTATAGGGTGCCGTCTTCGATCCAGTACAGCGCGTCCTTGGCGATGATGGCCTGCAGGTTGGTGAAAGTGTCGTTCAGGATGCCGCGCCGCTTTCGGTTTGCCATCATCGGGAAATACTGCGTTGTCAGGTTTTTGGTGTTGTAAAACTCGCCGTCGCTTATGCGCAGGTTGTGGTTGTACCCTGCGAAGGTGTCCAGCGTCACGCGGGTTCCCTGACGCCCGCTCAGTTTCGGATAGCCCATGCCGCAGCCCCCTCAGAAGTAGATTTTCTTCGTGCCTTTCGGCATGTGGCTCTGGTTATAGCTGTTGCGGTAGCTCTGCCGCACGCTTTCAAACATGGCGTTGCAGGCGTTGAAGCCTTCATACTCCAGGTTGTTGTAGTCGATCTGAGCACTCAACCAGTGCACATACATTTCGGAATACGGTTCCGGGACAAGAAGCTCCTGTTCGGTGTTGTCCGGGCTGTATTCCGGGATGGTGACTTCTTCCTCGCCCTCATTGTATTCGTGGGTGTCGATTATATCCCGCTTAATGCGCAGGTCGAGCCGATACAGCCACAAGACTTTGATGCTTGCGGGGAAATCATTCGGCTTGAGCGTGTCAGCCTCGTTTATGGCGTCAATGATTCTCATGCTTCTGTCCTCCGTTTTTGGAAACAGGGAGTGCTTGCCGCGCTCCCTGTTGATCGAATCAGTTATCGTCCTTCTTGACTTTCTTGGTTGCCTTCTGCTCGAATTCAAAAGCTTCGAGCTGGGCTTTCTCGGCGTTGTTGAGGACTTCCACAACACACTCCGGGACCTGCACGCTCTCGCCGCGCTTGATGAGCCACGTCCTGTGGTTCACGCGGACGAACACGTCTGAATTGTTCTCCTTGATGATGGGCAGGCGAATGGTGACAAGCTTTTCAGCCTGTTCTCCTTCTGCCTCTGCCTGGACTTCCTGCGGCGTGGCCTGTTCAAGCTCTTCCGCAGGTTTATCGGTGGTCTTTGCCATTTCATGTTACCTCCTGTAATGAAGATAGGGGAGAGGGGAAAGCCCCTCCCCCCTGGATGGAATCAGTTGGCCGCAGCGTTCGCGGAGAAGCGCGGCGAGCAGCTTTCCACGCGGATCAGGTAAGAGGGGAGAAGAATCTCCGCCGTCTTGATGGCCTTCCAGCCAACGGACGAGCGCTGATCCAGCGGGTCGGCAGTACCGGCGCTGCCCTTCTGCTTGACGATGGTCTGGAGACCACCGCCGGTGACCTCGGTCACGCCGTAAGCGCCGTCGCCCATGAACAGGGAGGCGAATACCGCGTAATACGCGGGAGACGCGCCGGTCTGAGCGGGGCAGGTGTTGTCGCGCCAGATTTTGGCCTCGGTGGTCTGCACGAAGCGGACGCCCGCGATCTTGCCGATCTCGCCTTCGTACAGGTTCGTGGTGTCCTGATACTTGTGCGGATCGCGCCAGTCGGGGTCACGCATGAGGTCATAGGCGACATAGGGGTGAATGATGGCCACATAGTCGCCGTCGATGGTGGGCGCGTTCTGGGCGCGCAGCTCGGCGACAACCTGCTCCACGAGGTCAACAGTCAGGCGGGCGGTGGTGTCGAGACCGGCACGGGAAGTGACGGCGGTCTCAGCGCCGGTGCTGGCGTTGATCTTGGGCGCGTACATGACATTCGTACCGGCAACAAGGATGTTGCGGGTGATGGTGTCGAGGGTCAGACCGGCCTGACGGCCGAGCAGCTTGGTCGCCTCCAGGATGGTGTTATCCAGCGCGGTCAGCTCCAGCACGTCGGACTGCACGATGTAGTCGCCGTACTGCGCCACGGTCGCGGTGATGGCCGTCACGTCGAGGCTGTTGCCGTTCGGGGTAACACCTTCGGTAAGCGGCGTGGTAGCCTTCTGGAGCGGGGTGAATGCGCGGAATTCAATAGTTTTGCCACCATGCTGCGGAATGGGACGCTTCTGGCCGAACTGGTCATGCACAAGCGCGGCCTGCGCATAGTCCAGAAGGGTCATGTCGTAGAAGGTCTTCATTTCCGGCGACAGGTCGTTGCCGGTGGTGTTCAGCAGCGTGGTCTGCACTGCGAAGATCTGGATGAAGGCCCTCATGATGGTCAGAATCTTTTTCATGGGTTATTTTCTCCTTTCGTAATCACAGCGAAAGGAGGCCGTGCTTAGAACACGATACGCTCTCCTCTCGCAACACGCCGCGCGATTTCCGCGCGGTCTGCCTTGGTGAGCTGTGACACATCGCTCTTTCTCTGCACAGGACCGCCGCCCTGCATGGCGCTCTCCTGCGGCCGTCTCTGCCCGGCGCGGATGCTGTTGGCAACCTTCTCGGATGCCTGCTGCGCCGTGAAACGCAGGGCCGCGGGGATGAGCTCATCCTTGTGGATAACCTCATAAGCGGTCTGGAGCGGGATGTTTGCGAAGTACAGGTCCCTGAAAGCCTTGTTCTGGAGCTCCGTCTCCAAATCGAAGTCGTTGTAGACAGCCTTGACCTTCTCAGCCTCCTGCATCATTGCGGCATATGACGCTTTCGCCTGTTCCTCGGTCTTGCTGCGCTCCATCTGCTCTTTGAGGGCCTTGTTCTCGCGCTCGATCTTGCGGATCCTCTTGACCTCTTCCACGCTGATGCCTTTTTCGAGGGCTTCATCCTCATACCAGGATTCGTCGTCCTCAATGGCCTTGCTCAGCGCCTCCGCGTCGTTGGCGTCCACTCCGTACTTGCCCGCAAGCAGGTCGAGCACGGGGGAGATGGCCTGATACTTCTGTACCATTGCCTCGTTCCCTTTGAGACGCTTCTGAATCGTGTCCTGCACTCTCGCGTCGTAGAGGTCTTTGAATTCGCCTTTGATGAGCTCTTCAAATCTCGCTGTGCGCTCGTCAGTGTTGATCTGCGTCGGCTGCACCCCGGCGGCAGGTGCGCTCTCCGCCTTGCCGTACTGAACACCGGCGAGGGGATTGCCTTTTACGCCCTTCTGCGGCTGGGCGGGGGCCGCGTTATTCTGCCCGGCTGCGGGCGCTCCGCCCGCGTCTCCGCCTGCTCCTGTGCCACCACCAGCGCCCCCGGCACCTTCGCCAAAGATCTGGATGTAGAAGAAGGGGAGTAAGGATAATTTGTGCATGGTTCCCTCCTGCCCGTCAGAGTGGGCGAAGCTCTTAACCTGTCCGTAAGGTGGACGAGTCCTTTATTCATCCCCGATGGGGAAGATAAACGATGTAAGCTCCACGTTCTGCGGATATGCCTGGCTGAGAAGCTGGAAGCCGGTCTCCGCGACGTAGAAGATGTGCTTTGCCTCGGAGTAGTGCTCCGGCATCGGCTTTGCAATAACGTGGATGTTGCCGCCCCTAATGGTGATATTCGGGGCTTTCTGGAGCTTGTTGCCCATGGCCTCGATACACTGTGCTGCGGTCATGGCGAGCACGGAAGCGCCAGCGCACACGGGGTCTCTGCCCATCTCCGCAAATCCGGTGTGCCCGATCACGCGCATTTCCAGCGCTCCGGCATCTTTCAGCTCCCGAAACATGGCTTTTGTCATGGCTGCCTCCTTATCTCGGCGAGGTGGACAATGCCTGCCGCGCCCGTGCTTTCCTGGTAACGCTGCTCTCGGCTATGCTGTTTCCGCCGAGCCCGTTCGTGTTCTGCGCTACCTGCGCTCCAGGCTGTGCGCTGCCGGGGAGGGCCTGCGCCGCGCCTGCGAACTGCTGTGCAAGCTGCGGGGCAATCTGCTGGCCGGTCATGCTGTCGAGCTGTGCCGCGAGCTGGAGCGCGAGCTGCTGCGTCTGCACGAGCATCTGATACATGGTGCCGTTCTGCTGGATCTTCTGGAGCACGAAGTCTTTTCTGTCAAAATCCATCATGTCCAGGCACGCAAGGGCCGCGTCCGCGTTCTGCGGGGCGAAGAAACCGGCGCTGTAGAACTGCAGAGCGAGCTCGTTCTGCGCGAGCTTGGAATACGGGGACTGTTTCTCTGCCGTCACCTCTATATCGAACAGCGGCAGGCGGTAGCCCACATCCACGCCCAGCTCCATGGGCACGCCGTTGACCATCGTTCCCTGCGGCTGCGGGACAATGCCTGCGTTGGAATAGCTGACAAACTGCTCCATGCCGCCCTGACCGACAATGCGGAAATAGCGGGGCACATCATAAAACTGTCTCACCAGCTCGATGCACATCAGGATCACTTTGCGGAAAGACCGGTAGCCGCCCTTATTGTTGTCGCGGGAAAGGCGGTTGCCTGCCTCCTGCATGGCTGCAATGGCGGAGGCAGCCGTCACACCGCCGGTCGTGCCGCCGGTCGTCACGTCGCGGTTTGCCGTGACTTCCTTGAGCTCTGCCACCTTGTTGGCCAGAATCGTTACATAGATCTGGTTCAAAGGGTTCGCCTGCACCGGCTGGATGCTGTCCTGGCCGAGATTGCCGTCAACGTGGATGAAGTCCTTTGTCGAGTCGGCAAATTCCTTCTCGTTCACGCTGCCGTCGTTGCGGATGAAGTGCCGGGGCCTCGCGTTGAATAGCATGTTCTGGAGGATTGCGTGGTCGCCGCGGTCAATGTACTCCTGGGCGGATTTGCCTATATCCACATAGCCAAAGCCCGTGGGCGTGCCCTTGCAGCGCATGAGCGCATCGAACACAAAGGGGTAAAGGCCATGGTCATACCAGCCGCGCTCTGCATATTCCGGCTCGTTCTCGGTCGCGAACAGCGGCTCGTCGAAGCCCGCCACGAATTTGCAGTAGTGCAGGACCGTCTTGCCGTCCCGCCCGCGCTTCTTGTAATACCAGTCCACCACGGCGCTCTTGCCGTTGGTGTCTATGGTGTCGTCATAGAGGTATTTGTTCACTTCAATGACGGGATTGCCCAGCTTGTCCTTGAGCTGTGGGTAATTGTCCTCCAGAATGTCGTTGTCCTGGAGCGTGACATAAAACACGTTCCGGCTCTGCTGAATGTCCGTGATCCCGCTCTCCCAAAAGAGGTTGATGAGATCCACGCACGCAATGTCAATATCGCCGAGGCCGTTGTTCTTGCTGGCATCCCAAAACACGCCGTACACGCCGGTGCCGCTCACGAGCTTGTCGTCCATGACATGGGAATAGGTTTCCTCAAATTCGCACTGGTCGAGCACGACGGGAATGATGGAGGACAGCATCTTCGCCTCGTTCTTGTCGCCTTCCTCGCGCGGCAGCACGTTCGCCGCCGGGAAGTTGTCCATGGCGTCGGCGTGCTTGTTGGCAATGCTGTTGAGCAGCCATGCACTCGCGGGCTCCACCTGCTCGTATTTCCCGTCCTTCTGCGCGTTGTGCCTCATGCACTCCCACTGACGGAGCTTGTACCATTGCTGATTTTCAACAAGACGCCTTTCAAGATTGGCCTTGCAGGTCTTGTACTCCATGAGTGTCTGATACGCTTCGGCAATCTCCGGCTTGCTGATCGGCAGCCGCTGGAAGGGCTCGATGTTGTCCGGGCCGCTTCGGTCATAGGGGACGGCAGACATGTCAAGGCTCTGTGCCACGGCCATGTTACCGGCGCTGAAGCTGTCGAAGCTGTCCCCGGTCATGGCCGCGCCGTCCCGAGCGAGTTTTCTTTTGTCGTCATTCATAAGCATGGTCGATAATCTCCATTCTGTGAATTGTGGGGGACGGCAGCACGTCCTCTTCCTGAATGTCGAGGAACAAGTGCAGCGGGCCTTTGTTGAACGTACTCGGTATCTCTGCCTGCCTCGGCTTGATGGGCCGCGACATAAGGAAATAGCGCGATTCGTCGGCTACATGGTCCTCGCCGGTGGTGTCGAGGTCTTCTGGCTTGTTCTGGTCGTACTGGAGCACGGGGATTGTGCGGATGAACGCCTTGCAGTTGGAGAAAACGTACATCATCGCATAGCCGTTCTTATCGAAGGCGAGGCGATAGTGCATCTGCATCCATCCCGGCAGGCGCTCATGGT